ACCAACTCTATCGGATATGTTGGTGGAGGAGGTGGGTCAGTTACCTTCTGGTATGGTAACTGGCACCCAGGAACTACCTTTAATGAAGGTACTTTAACTTTACAAGGTATTAACGGAACTTCATTTGCGCCAACAACAGTTAACTGGACTTTAATTCAGCAGACACAACCAGATGGTCTGATTCCAGGTACAAACTATTTCACATCTGATGGGACTCAACTAGTTCCATATCCCAGCAATCCAATATCATACACTTGGCAGGGGGTAACCTTTACTGGCCTTGCTGCTGGTGATTATCAGTTTACTTATAATGCTGCTGGTTCTCCAACTGTAAACTGGATGCCAATGGATAGTGTTATCCTTTCCAGTACAGTTAGTCTTTCTGCTGCAGCACTTTCGGGTGATGCTAACCAAAATGGCATTCTTGATATCTATGAAACTGGTGGAACTCCTCCACCACCAACATTAGTATCATCAACTACATCTAATGTAGTTACAACTTCTACATCATCTTCTACAAGGACTGAAACTTCTTATGTAACAAGAACTGAGAACTCTACTGACTCTGATGGAAATCCAGTTGTAAGAACTTACACAGATACAATTACAACAACTATTCCAGTCACGACCACAACAACCACAACCACACCAGTCACAACTGATACTTATAGTGATGGTTCTACTACTTCTGCTAATGGAACACCAATAGTTACAACTTCTTCTGCTGATGGAACTGGAACTTCTGCTGTTTCTTCAACTGTTTTAGATAGTACAGCAGTTACTGCTCCTGTAACAACGACATCATCATCAGTATCTAACACGACTGCAACAAGAACAGTTACTAGAATCGTTAATACGACTGATTCGGATGGAAATCCAGTTGTAAAAACTTACACTGATACTATTCTTGATACAACACCAGTTACCACTGTGGTAACAACAGTCACTCCTACAACTACAACAACTCTTGCAAATGGTTCAACAACAGTAACACCTGGAAGTGGAACATCTTCAAGTGCTTCAACAAACGGTCAAACAACTTCTGGTGTAATCGCAACAACATTAGATAGCACTGCTGTTACAAGAACTGTTGTAACTTCTTCCACTGCAAGTTCAGCAACAACTGCAACGAGAACAGTTACAAGAACTGTAACTGATACTGATGCTAATGGTAATCCAAGAGTTAGAACTTATACTGACACTGTTCTTGATACCACACCTGTTATTACAACAACCACCACATCAACACCAGTTACAACAACATACAATGCAGATGGTTCAACCACTGTTGTAGAGGGAAGTTCAACATCTTCAAGTTCTTCTGCAAATGGAACTGTGAGTTCTTCTGTGATTGCGACTGCTCTTGATTCAACAGCAGTTACAAGACTTTCTGTATCTTCTTCATCACTTCAATCAACAACTCTTCCAGTTATAAGATCCACTCAAACAGATCATACTGCTTCTGAAAATAGGGGAGTTCAAAAGATTGCAAGACATTATACTACGACTACTACAACTCCAATGGTGAGAACGATTGTAACTACGCCAGTTACAACTACGACTTATTCTGATGGAACTGAAATTTCAACTAATGGGTCTCCATTGGATACTTATCAATTATGGAATGATGTTAATATTTCGCATTCATATGATGCATTATATGGTCGTGTAGATCAGTTAGATGTTCTTGACAGAATCAATGATAACATTAATGGACTTTTGAATCATGATCCATCACAAACCAAAGAAAGATTGAGGGTCTTTGAAAACAATAGATTTATTCAATCATATAATGCTGATGGATATTCTGCAGACAGTAAAGTATTTGGTGGTGGATTTGAGATTGATTTAACTAAAGGATGGACTGTTGGTTACCAGTATAATAACGTCAACATAAACCTCAATGGTGTTGATTCAAGGACACGTCAGAACAAAAACGTTCACGGTATCTTTAATACATTTCACGGCAATACCTTTAGTTTGAATACAAATGCTGCGATTGCAGATAGCAAATACAACTACAATAGAACTGTAGAAGGTGTCTTTAATAATGCCGGTGAAACCAAAGGAACCGAGTGGTGGGTATCCAATCGTCTTTATATGCACGTTACAAAATGGTTAAGTCCATTTATAGGACATACTGTTTCCAATGTGAAGAGAAACGCATATACTGAAACTGGTTCTATTCAGTCTGCGAGAAGTGTTGGTGCATTTAATCAGACTACTCATGTTGGAGAGGCAGGACTTAAATTTGAAACCAGATTTGGGGGTAAAAAGAACGATGTTTTTGGTATCAGTGTTGATGGTGCTTATGGCACTGACAATTCTTATGGGGTTACCGCAGCATTAGACTACAAAGAAGTCTTATTTGTTGAGGGTTCACACGGGGTAAATGGTGGAGTTACAACAAACTCTATTGCTGGTAAAGTCAAGTTTAGGTTCTAAAAACCTAAATACAAAAGAAACTTCACTCATAGAACAATGAGCGATATGCCACAAAAAAGGACACAATGTATGAGCACTATCGTTAGAATTACTGTTTTGAGTTGGAGTGCTGCTCTACTTACTGCATCATATGCTGGTCTACTCTCTAAGATGGATCCAACATTTATTGCTACCGTATTTACTGCAGCAGCTGCAACCTTTGGAGTTGATACTCTAAAGAAAGGAGATGATAAAGATGGAGATCAACCCCGTAGAGAACCTGAGATCACCTCAGTTGAACCAACTCCAGAACCACAACCTCCCGCAGATATCGCACCAGCAGATACCGCATCAGCAGGTTGCCCGAACTGTGATCCAGGAGATACCCCAGACTATAGTAGAGCGTCTTCCCGCCCAGACGTTTGAAGCACCTGTAATACGAGGTCTGGCACTTCCCGTTGTGGATGTGCCACGACCTTCTATTAATTATCCAGTCATTAACGTTCCTACGCAGGAAGAGTTTAATGCTGCCGCAAAAGCAGATCAAAAGAAACAGGAAGAACAACCTGAAAAAAATAGGGGGTTGCCTAATGCATCTCCACCACCACCTCAAATACCTGCACAGATTTTTCAGCAACCTCCAGTAAAAACACCCGTTGCCGAAATACCAGCAGATAAACCAAATACACCTGCACTTACAGTTTTTGGAACCAATATTAATCTACCTGATCCTTCTATTGTTGCTACGGCAGGTGCTGTCGCAGTAGTTACAACTGCTGCTACTGTCGCATCAACAGCAGTGTTTAATGCTCTTAAAAATGCTGCTGAACCTATGATACGAGAAGCAGCAAAGAATAAGTTTAAGGTAAAGATTAAACAAGTTAAACCAGTACTTCATTACGTTTTGACTGATACTGGACATATCGATATTTTTGAATATTCTGCTGAAGGGACGAAATTGATTGATCAAACGGATAATGTAGAGCAATACCTCCGTGATCAAGTAGATACAAATGCCTTATATGAATTAGAAAATAAAATTATTATTGATGATGTAATCGCAGATAAATTTACAAAAGAGGGACAAAAGAGATTTAAACCTCTCTTTGCCCCTGCACAAAAAGTTGCTAAGAAACTTGGAGCCAGGTTATCTTTTTAGAAATCTAAATTTGAAAGAATCCAGGTAACTATTGTTACTGGTAACCAAGCAACAACATTATAAAGCATATCTAAAAATAGATTATCAAATCTAGAATGTTTTTTCTGGATTTTTTTTGTTTCTTTTTCTTTTTTAGATTGAATTTCTGCTTGCATTTCGTTTTGCCTCCAATAAAGAAAAATCTTTTTTCTTGGTTCCACCATCATATTCCCAGGCAAAACCTTCATCAATCATCATTTGATTAACTGATTTCTTTTTATTAATTGCTGATACTTCTTTATCTCCAATAAACAAATGTCCCAGAATTCTACCATATTTTTCGGTAGAATCTGGGAGTTCTGTTTTAACAATAATATCAGTTTGAGATTCAAGTTTCTTCTTTAACCATTCTTTAACTTCAAGACCTAATGCTTTTTCTTTTGCATCTGTGGTACGACTTTCGGGAGTATCGACACCAGCAAGACGAATTCGTTTAGTGAGACTAATATCAAACCCTAAATCGATGTCTGCATCTATTGTATCCCCATCAACTACTTTATGAACGGAACGAATGCGATAGATATATGGATCTTTATCTGCCATTAGAAGGGTAAACCGAACTTCTGATTATTTAGTTTTGGAATGGGTAGTTTATCAAATGCTTTACTGACTTGTTTTTCAACAACTTTGCCAACAAACTCTTCGGGATTATCAAGAATCTTTTGTGCCTTTTGGTAGGTTATATAAGCACCAACACCGATTGCGGCACTAATGCTCAGACTCATTACCGATAGAATTAGACTCAGATTTTTCATCTTTCATCTCCTCGTGTGCTAACTTTAATATGTAGTAAATGATATATGCAGTAAAAATAAGACCACAAGATAATAAGATTACAACACTCCAAGGAAACTGATCCATCAATACTTACCTTCTACACAGTATTGTGCTTTTTTGTTTGGATAATAAGGGTATAAACCATCTTGTGGTTTCATCCACCCACAACCAATCAACCATTCCATCGTCATAGGAGTTGGACGAATTTGTTCCCATAGAGGTCCTTTTGTACACATTTCCAACTTCTCTGCAGTCACATTAGATTGCTCCTCTGCCCAATTTGCATCTGCTTCCCAAGGAACTGCACGACTCTGCATCATAGATTCATAAGTTAATCTTGTGGATTTCATTATCCAGGCAGGAATCTCACTATCTTGATGAACTTGTGCCATAAAGGATGTTTGTAATCCACCACCCATACAATCTTGAACAGTATGCCATCCTTCGTGGCGAAGAGTTCCTAAAAACTCTCTGGGGTCTTTTACAAGTTCTTCGTTAATAAAGAAACGATTGTAGTTTGGTTTATATAATCCTACTGTTCTTGGTGTAAAGTATCTACTGGGTGCAAGATACACACCGATTTCTAACTTATCAAGTGCAGTAATAATTCTTTTAATCTCTTCACGGAAAGGATCAAAGTCTGGATTTTCAAAAACTTTTGATTCTGGTGAGAGTTTTTCTGTTCCTTCTGTGCATTCCAGAAGAATCATACAACCCATTGCTTCTGCACTATAAGGTCTTACTGTGGGTTGATTACTTAAAAGTTTATCTGCGTAAGCAGGAAGAGTTAAACTTAATGTTATGCCTAATGCTGTAATGAATTTTTTCATTCATCCCACCATCCTTCTTGTTTATGTATCCAGATTTTCAAATCTTTGACATACTTTCTCAATATCTGGGCTTGTTCTTCATGCCAAAAATCACCCGTTTCCATATGAAGACGGGTGTGATTGTCTATTGCTTGGAGTATTTTATGGATTGGAGCATTCCAACACTCCCTTTTTGGAGTGTTCCATTCTCGTGGCATGGCATCACTAGTGAGTGTACTTCATTGTAACGAAGATATTCCAATTGACAACTACCAGGACTAATTTCTACATAACCAACTATCATAAAGGCAATGAACTCAATCACTTTTTCTTACCACCATTCTTTGCCTTTTTAGCATTTGCATTACCAACATTCTGCTTAGCATTAGCAGATTTGCCTTTTTTATTTTTTGGCTTGCTCATTTTGATTTGTAGTTGGTGATATTGTATTTATGAGTTAAACCTATTTCTTAACTGGTTTGTTTATGACAATTCCATTTCCTGACATAATATAACCATTTGGTGCTGTTGCTATTATATCTGCACATATTTTTCCATATGGGCTCTCACTGTGATAAAATACTCCCAATCTTATTTGCTCTCCGCAAAGCTTAATTCTTACAAGCTCAAAATCTAAACGACTTTTTGCTAATTCACTTTCTTGACGAGCAATTTCTACCTTTGCTCTTGCTTTACAGATTTCTTGGAGACTTCCATCTAATGGAAAGTTAAATCCAAGACTTACACCAGCATTACCTGTATAAGATTGAAATGTTTCTGGATCTTTACTTGCGTTTGTATTTCCCAAAATAAATGGGGAAAAACTCATTGTTGGTCCTTGACAACTAACTCCTGATCCGTAGGTATTAAGGGAAAATGGTCCTTGTAATACTTGGACAGCTTGATTAGTAACATTACCTGTAGCGGAAGCAGAAGGGCCAGCGATATTAGTATTGCTAGGAGCAGATTGAGCAAATGCCGTGCCACTTGTAATTATTGCGTAAAGACAGAGATTGATGTAGTGGTTGATTGGGTTTCTGTTGTACGATCTATCCATGTTTCTTTTGCCGTTCCAGGTCCAAGATAAGTCTCACTAAACTGAAACGGAGCACCTTGATCTATAATCGTATAACTTGCACCCCTTTGTGGAGTTGCAGGTATATTGATATTTGTTCCAGTTACAGTATAAGATTCGCCAGTTGTATATTCGACTTGACGAATAGTTTCTATTACTTTTGTTGTTGATTCTGTGGTTGCATTTATTGTGCCCCTAGTAAAATTGGGCACAACACTTTCAGCTAGGGCAGGACAAGAAGACCCTAGCAGGAACAACCCTGCTAGGATATGTTTCATTTGAATACACTCAATTCAATTGTTCTTTGTCCTGTTGCAGATGTTCCTGCTCCACCAGCAGTGACAGTGGGAACACCAGTAGCAGATAAAGTTCCAGCAAGAGAACCTTTATCACCACCAACTTGTGTTACACTATCTCCATAAAGATTTGGAGAAGCAATTACACCAGTGCCTACAGTTTGTGTGGTTACTGAAGTATCCGCAGCATTGAAACTTTCTGAGAAAGTAAATGCTTGACCTGCGTTAGTGATATTGTAAGTTCCAGCACCACCTACACCACCAAATGCAGTTGTTGAAATATTTGTACCTGAAGCGGAATACGAAGCACCGATTCGAGTTGATTGAACAGCAGCACCATCAACTTTCAATTGAACGGAATCAGTAATTTTTGATGTAATTTCAGCAGCATTAACTGGAATTGCGAAGAATAACGAAAAGGCTAATAGAAGTCTTTTCATTTTTCTTAT